GAGCGGTCAACGATGCAGGAATAAAATCTGCATACGCAGCTATAACCGCAGAAATTACAGCGTTAAGCGCACCTCCTACTAATGTGGCTAACTTCTATCTAAGGGTTGAAAGTACACAAGCTAATTTATCCTGGACACCATCACCAGACATAGACGTAAAAGTTGGCGGTACATTTGAGATAAGACATTCAGTAGCAACAAGCGGTGCCACTTGGAATAAAGCTATAAAAATAGGATCAGATATTGCAGGATCTTCTAATTCTACCTCTATGCCTTTGTTAGTTGGTACTTATTTGATAAAAGCAGTTGATTCCACGGGCAATAAATCAGCTACGGCTAAATCAATTGTAAATACTGTATCTCCTAGTCTATTTGATAAAAGAACTGCGTCTACGGTTACAGACACTACTTTTGCAGGCACAAAAACAGACATGGTTATAGATGCCGACACAGGTTATCTAAAATTTGAAGCCGATACGCCTTGGGATAGCGTTACAGGCAATATAGACACATGGGGATTGTTGGATTCAGTAGGTGGAGCAGATCTTTCAGGATCTTACGAATTAGCTAATAAAATAGATCTAGGAGCGGCAGGTAACGCCACCTTATCAAGCAGTATAACTTTCGATGTTGTTTCTACTTCTGATATATGGGATAACTATTTACAAAATATAGATTCTTGGGAATCGGTTGATGCCAACACATTTGATGATGTTAACGCTACCTTTTTTATAAGCACTACCAATGACGATCCTGCTAGTGGATCTGCAACTTGGTCAGCGTATCAAGAGTTTACAATTGGCAACTATTACGGCAGAGGTTTTAAATTTAAAGTTCAATGTACGTCCGAAGATGCAACGCACCAGATAAACATAACTCAATTGGTGGCAAAAGCAGAGGTTTACTACCGTTTTGAATCAGAAACAGGCACTACTAGCGCAAGCGGTAGTGCTTTTACATACGATAAAGCGTTTTTATCAACTCCGCAGATAGCCATTACAGCCAATGATATGGCCACAGGCGATTATTACGCTATAACAAGCTCATCAGCGACAGGTTTTACATTACGTTTTTATAATTCTAGTGGAACAGGAATATCAAGAACTGCCTACTATTTAGCAAGGGGATATTGACAATATGAATATGCAACTTACGGTCTTTTCTATAATTTTTATAATATCTAAAGGTGGTTTTTAGATGGCACAACATGATTACGTAATAGCAAATGCTTCTGGTGCTACAGTCAGAGCAGACATCAACAGTATGGCCTTGGCCATATCTTCAAACAATAGCGGATCTTCCGCACCATCCACTACTTATGCTTATGAATTTTGGATAGACACAACAAATAATTTATTAAAGTTAAGAAATGCCGCTAATAATGCTTGGCTAACAATGCCTTTATCTATAACGGCAGACAACACCGTTGATATAAACGGCGGTACTATAGATGGAACAAACGTAGGGGCAAGTTCAGCAGGAACAGGTGCTTTTACAACTTTAGCGGCTTCTGGTGCTACTGACTTAAATTCTACTGTGGCTATTTCTGGTACTGTTTCTTTAGATGGATCTGCTAATGAGTTAAGGTTTTATGAAGGATCTAACTACGTTGGTTTTGAAGCACCTGCATTAGCAGCAGATCAGATATGGGTACTACCAACAGCAGACGGTTCTGCAAGCCAGGTTCTTACTACCAATGGATCTGGAACTTTATCTTGGTCATCCGCAGGCGGAGCATGGACAGAAGGTAGCGGTAATGTTTATAGATCTTCTGGAAACGCAGGATTGGGAACAACCACACCGAATGAAGCGGGTTTTGGAGCAGGTACAAGAGTTTTATCAATACAAGGTGCAGCAGCAGATGATTTTGGTGTATTAGAGCTGATAAGCCCAGATGTAACAAGCAGTAATAGAATTGGTGAAATCAGATTTGGTAATTTAGATGGTGGAAGTGCTTTTGCAGCAAACGCAGGCATACGAGCAATCAGAGATGGTGCGGATGACGCAAGTGCTGTATCTATTTGGACAGAGCCGACAAGCGGTTCATTTACAGAACGCTTTACTATAAAGAGTGATGGCAAAATAGGCGCAGGAATAAGCACCCCAGATTATCAGTTTGTCGTAAGAGGTGCAGCAGCTACTAATGATAATATATTTAAAATAGAAGATTCAGCAGGTACAAAGATGGCTTCTATGGAGCAAGATTCATCTGGTAATGGTCGTTGGATAGTTTGCGACACTTCTGGAAATGCAGACGTTTTGATACATACCGCAGGTGCTTCTTATTTTAATGGCGGAAACGTAGGCATAGGGTGCACACCAGGACAACTTTTAGCAGTAGAAGGTGCATCTCCACAGATAGAATTTAGAAACACGGCAAGTTCAGCAGCTTATTTTACTTTTGTAAATAGTTCGGCCACAACTTCATACAATGATATTGCTTCTATAGGCGGTGAAATTGATTCTGGAAGTGCAAAAGGAAAACTAAGTTTTAGATGTAGGGCTTCAGATGGTTCTGGATCACAGCAAGAAAGAATGAGGATTAATAATACAGGTGGAACTGTTATTTATGCCAAGCACCAGGGCGATACAATAGGTAATTTATTAGTAACCAGTCAAGTTGGTGATTCACCCTCGGATTCAGAAAACTGTTCAATAGGTGTTAAGAATGGCGGCCAAATGATACAAATAATGGCATGGGCAGGATTGGGTGCAAGGGTTGGAACAAGAACTAGCGGATGGCAAAGCAATAGTGGCGGTAACTGTTATTTAACAGGACAAGATGCTACAAATATAATATTAACTTCTGGTGGCTCTCCCACTTTAGCAAATGGAACGGCAATTAGTTCAGATCAAAGATTAAAGAAAAATATTGCTGATATAGCAGACGGACAACTTGCAAAAATAAAAGCACTTAAACCTAGAACTTTTGAGTGGAAAGATACTAGAAGATCAGGAACACAAGAAGGTTTTATAGCACAAGAAGTAGCAACTACCATCCCAGAAGCGGTAGAAGATAGGACAAGTGAGCCAGATCCAGAAGATACTTCCAGGGATTTTAGCGGTGATATTAAAGTTATAAAACATGAGATTTTAAATGCAAGATTAGTTAAGGCAATACAAGAATTAGCAATAGATCTTGAAGCGGCTAAAGCAAGAATAACAACATTAGAAGGATAAAATATGGCCATAAGTTATAAATGGGATGTAAACAACGTGACTACTTTTCCAACTAAAGATAGTAATGCTGATGTTGTATATAGTGTTTCATGGACATTAACAGCAACAGATGGTGTTAATAAAGATTCAGACGACAATAAATTAACCTCTTATGCTTCTGGTACGCAAGTTTTAGAAACTAAAAGCATATCTAACTTTATAGCTTTTGATAGTTTGGACGCTGCTAAAGTACAAGGCTGGGTAGAAGCTGCCATGGGTGCTGACGAAGTTGCAGCAATTAAAGCAGCATTAAAGAAAAACATAACTGAAACAATTACACCAACGTCTGTAATGAAAACCCTTTCATAAAATATTTCAATAACTAGGAGTGCAAAATAAATGGATAATAAAAATGAAGAAAATAAAAACCTATCTCAAAAAAGCCTGGGAGAAGATCAAGAAATTTCTCAAAATGTTATGGGGGAAAATAACATCCCTATTCAAAGGCAAGCCTTCCAAATAGAGCTACCAGATGGCAGAACGGTGAATACTGAAACAATGAGTGATGATCAATACATGGTTGCAACAAGTTTACAGTTTTTACAACGCCAAATAGAAGAACTATCAAGGCACGTTGCAGAATTTAACATGAAACAAGATCATTTCAGATTAAAACAAAACGAATTACAAAATATGATTCCGCCAGATGGAAAACCAAGCTGAAACAATTACGACATTAGAAGCGCATCAACGAGAAAACGCGATACGCTTTCAATACATAGAAGATAGGTTAGACGAAGGATCTGCAAAATTTAAACGCTTAGAAACGATTATATGGGGAATATACCCTGTATTAATAACTGCCCTTATAGCTGCTAGGTATTTGTAATGTATGAATACGGTTGCGAGGTTACAAAAATTATTGACGGAGATTCTATACATGGGATTCTTCATCTTGGTTTTAATGTTAGTTTTAAGTCTAGTATTCGTCTATTTGGTATTGATACTCCCGAGTCACGTACTCGTAACCTTGATGAGAAGGCTAGAGGATTATTGGCTAAAGATTTCTTAAAAGACTCAATAGAAAACGGCAAGAAGATTGTCATAAAAACAGAGTTAAAAGATTCCAGGGGCAAGTTTGGTAGAGTCCTGGGAACAGTTTGGGTGGACGGAGTAAACATCAATCAAGCGTTAGTAGATAACTATTTGGCGGTTGCTTATTTTGGCCAATCAAAAAAAGAGGTTAAAGACGAACACATGGCAAATCGTCAGAAACTAATAGATCTAAATATATTTAAACCAGAGGTTCAAACATGAGACTAGCAGATACATATTACGAAACAATTAAATACATTTCACAGAAGATAAGAGGTGTTGAAGATAAAGAAGTCAGGGCCAGAACGGATGAAGGTAAATTTGTTGCCGATGATCCCACAACACCAGATGTCAATGAAGCGTATAAAACTGTAGAAGTTAAAAAGAAATCTCGTAAGAAATAATTAAAAATGAATAAAAACATTCTTCAATTAATGTTTTTTGGGCTTATGTCCTTTAGTGTTGGTCTATACGCTGATGCGCCAGATCAAACTGGAACAGGTTGTGCCAATGGCACGCAGTATTGTGAATACAACAAATAACACGGTGACTAATAACACCAATTCCAATTCCAATGTTAACCAGAACACTAACGTCAGCACCAGTACTTCTACTGCTACTAACAATAATAATTCAACCTCAAATTCAACAAGTTCCAGTACCAACGTCAGCACCAGTACGGCAAATAATGTCAACGTCAATACCACATCAGCTACTTCAATTTCTACGAGCAATAATAGTAACGAAAATATCAATACTTCTACTTCTACTTCTGATAGCACAGTAAATTCAACCGTTAATCAGACTGTTAATAACAACAGCATATCTGAATCTACCAACACTAATATAAACCAATCAAACAGCGTTAGTAACAGCACAAACGTAAACAAAAACGAAAGCAAGTCTGAATCAAGCGTGCAAACGAACAACGTAAACAACAATAACACTAAATCAGATAACACTAATCGAAACATAAATCAGAGTAAATCAGAACAGACTATTAACCAAAATATTAAAACCGAAGCACCACCTGCTAGTGCAATAGCACCAAGCATTATGTCTTATTCACAAGATCTATGTACTGTTGGTCGATCAGGAGCTTTCCAGGGCCAAGTGTTTGGTATATCTGGCGGAAGAACAGTTACAGATGAAAATTGCGAAAGACTTAAATTAAGCAAATACATATACGATATGGGCATGAAGGTGGCTGCGGTGTCTATACTTTGTCAGGATCCCCGTACTTTTAAAGCAATGATTCATGCGGGTACTCCCTGTCCTTATATGGGCAAAATAGGCAAAGAAGCCTTAGATGGATGGAATAATAATCCTTCACAAAGACCAGACGCCAAAGAATACAAAGCTAATTGGATAGCTAACTGTAAAAAAGGATTAAATCCCAACGACACAGGGTATAACAAAGATATTGTAAGCGGTGTAAGAAAGGTTTTGACTAAGAAAACTAAAACCACTAAACAATGTAAAAAAGAATGGAACAATGCCACATAAAGATGAATGGCAAACTTGGCGTTTTGTAGGCAGTTTAATTTTATCAAGCATTTTTGCATTAGGCCTTAACAAACTACAAGCTGAATACATATATGAAGCTAATCAATCTTTATATCATTTACAAACTAACGCTAATAATTATGAAGGAGAGTTAGCTTATTCAATTTCAGATGATGGGGTTTCACCTGCTATAGATTTATCTTTTAATTTTACTTTCTATGGAGAAACATTTAATCAGGCCAGAATAGCAACCAATGGCTGTTTGCATTTCAAAACAAGCGAATCTTATTGTAACGACTATACCCCAGATCCATTAACAGGACAGCATACTTATACTTTATATCCTTTTTGGACAGACTTAATTAGAGACAACAACTCAAGAATAAAGTCTTGGGGTGATTCTTCTAAAATGATTTTTGGTTGGTATGATTTAAGGGAATATAACAGAAGCAATACTGACAATAGTTTTGAAATAATATTGTGGCCTAACAACACTTTTGAATATAGATATGGTGGGTTAAATGTAATTAACCATGATGTATTAATTGGAGAGATTGGTAGTGGAACATCAGAAAGTTATACTTATTTATACCATGACGAATGTAGCACAGGCACAACCAACGTATCAGGAACTTGCGTCAATACTAATTGGAATAGCAGTTCATCTAATACATTACTAGAAAACGGCGGCTCTTTGTATGGAGTAGGAACAGGCAATTCTATAGATTGCAGCGATCCATTAAACAATCAATCTTGCTCTGGTTACGCAGCAGCTTACCTAACGCAGCAATGTAATATTACACAACTTTATAGTGAATCTTGCCCTTCTTATTGGGAAGCCTATGATGATCAGCAATGTAGTGAAGATTCACAATACGCGCCTTTCTGTCCTGGTTATACGCAACAAGCGTCAGTAGCTTATTATGTTGAAGATGATTTTGATTACGGTTATCAAGATAATATGCAAGGTGATAGTTTTGGTTTTGATGATAACTTTGGTTTTGAAGAAGATGTTTTTGCTTACATAGAAGAATTTGATTTTGAATCTAATGAAGAAGTATTTATTTTAGAATATGAAGATTTATTTGATAATGTTGGTTTTGAAGATCCTTTTTCAAACGACATAGATCCGTTACCAGATTTCAACGTAATAAATGATGTTTATGAAATACAACTATTTGATGAGCCTAATTTTTTGTTGTCTTATGATGAAATTGAAAGAAATGATGCAATTACAATTAACCCAAGCCAAGAACTTATAGAAGAATTTATATTACTAGAAACCGTTTTAATAGAGGATTTTGAACAAGTAAATACATTTGTAGAGTTTGAAACTATTGAAGAATTAGATGAATGGCTAGAAGATGAATTATCAGAGGAAACAGAAGATCCCCAAGAAGAAATAGAAGAACTTTACGCCGAAGAAGAAATATTTGAAGAAGAAGTAGTAGAAGAAATATTTGAAGAAATAGAAGAACAGTTTGCAGAAGAAGAAAGAGTTGCTTTAGAAGAAAGAGAAGATGAAATTCTTGAAGAAGAAATAGAGTTAGTTGCCGAAGAAACAACATCAAGTAGTGGAATAACATCAACTATGATAAATGTTGTAAACCAATCTTTAAGAACGGCATCTAACAGCAATGCTTCTAGCAATTCTTCTACAGGATATTCAGGTGGAGCCAATAATAATGGCACTAACAACATAAATAGCGGATCTGTTAGTTCTTCTGTTACAGGTGGCGGTATTAGCACAAGCAGTTCACCAAGTATGTCTGACCAGATAGCTTCTGCTAATGTGCAAACAAACACTATTCTTTCTTTAAGCCAAGACACAACCAGTATGTCAGGTGGTAGTACACAAACAGTCAGTAGTGTTTCTACAGTTATAACACCCATGCCAACATTTGATAATAACCCACAAGTAGTTATGGCAGATGTCCAGGTACAAAATATGCAAGGTGAAATTAATAACGCAGTATCAGGAGTTATGACGGCTAGTGAAGCTGACGAAATAGCTGACGAAATTATTGCTAATAATATAAAAGAACAACAAGAACAGGCAGAAGCAGAACAACAAGAAACAGGACAATACGCGGATCAGTCAACATTAATAGCTTATCTAGGCTATGTACCAGCGTTTGAAGTATATAAAACTTACGATATACCAAAACAAGAAACTTGGTATCAGTCTAAAGATATTTATAGCGATATAAGCATAAGTGATAACGTAAGTGGCTTTTATGATTTAGCAAGTAACAATATAAATTTGATGAATAATATGATTAAACAACAACCTAATTTATAGGAGAAAAATATGGAATGGTTTGAAAATAAAACTACACAGATAATAGCTTTGGTGGGTATCGTTGGTACTTTGGCAGGCTTTGGGTACACAGGTGCTACTTATGTGAATAGATTAGAAAATCTTGAAGCACAGATAGGCGGCATTGGAGATACGGAAAACGCTCAACAAATAATAGAAGAACGCTTTGCTAGTATAGAAACACAAGTTACATACTTAGAAAAACAAATAAACAGCATAAAAATACCCGACAATAGCGATATACAAGCTTCTATTGCTTCTTTAACAAGTGATGTTGAAAGAATTTGGATTGAATTAGATAAATTAGAAGATAACACAAATCCTCTAGCTAATTAACAAGACAGATCCAAAGAGTTGACGTTCTGAAAATGCAACTTATAAATTAACCCATGAAAGAATTATTAAAAGGCGTTATTGGTGCTGTGGCACCAACAATAGGTACTGCCCTTGGTGGGCCAATGGGCGGTATGGCAATGAATATGGTTTCTCAGGCGTTGGGATGCAAGAACACCCCAAAAGATGTTGAAAAAGCTGTGCAGAACGCCACGCCCGAGGAACTTGCAGAATTAAAAAAGATTGATAATGATTTTGAAATCAAGATGAAAGAATTGGACATAGATCTATTTGCTATGGAAACAGCAGACATACAAAACGCTAGATCTACCTTTTCTAGCGATTGGACTTCTAAGGTTATTGGCGTTTTGATTATATGTGGTTTTTTGGGTTATATATTTACAGTAACCTTAATGCCGCCCGATGCAAATAGCGACACTATAGTTAGCTTAGTTTTGGGTTATCTAGGTGGCCTAGCTTCTGCCATCATATCTTTCTACTTTGGTGCATCACACTCTAAAGATGATTAAAGAATTAACTGAACACCTTATAGAGTTTGAAGGGTTAAGGTTAAAACCTTATCATTGCACGTCTGGCAAACTCACTATTGGCATAGGCCGAAATCTAGACGACAGAGGTATAACCGAAGATGAAGCTATGGTTATGCTTAAAAACGATATAACAATTGTGCAAGAAGAATTAATGTCTAGATGGCCATGGATGGAAGACTTGCCACCCAGGGCTAAGTTAGTGATGTATGACTTAGCTTTTAATATGGGCGTACCTGCTATTTCTAATTTCCAGAATATGTTGAAAGATCTAGCGGATGAAAATTGGGAAGGTGCGGCAAAGAATCTATTGGATTCTAGGTACGCTGAACAGGTGGGAAGAAGGGCAATCTATAACGCTCAACTGTTGGAAACTGCAAACGATCATACATTCCCATCTAGGGATTAATAAATCCTTCTTATCCTATTAAATATTTCTCCTAGCTTTACAGGTTCGGGCTTGGTTCCAACAATATAACCATTGATAAGTTTAACCTCATAACCATCTTCAATCATTTTGTTAGCTTCCTTATTTCTTTTTGTAAGTCTTGTATATCTTTTTTTTGATTTTATCTGTTTCATTCTTAAATTTCTTGCTTGGAAGGAATTGAAATTGAGTAAAGTTTTAAATGTTTTTTTCCAAATACCTCGCTTGTATCTTGTTGTTTCGTTCTTGGTTCATAACCTTTTCTAAGGCAGGCCTGCCTTATTCCTTCACAAGTCTTTTGGTCTAAATCTTCTAAAGTCTTGCCATCATTTAATATTTCTATTAAATGATCATATCTGCCTTGAGTAAATCTATTATCAAGCTTTTTGTCACTTATCTTATAGTTCATCGGTAATCTCCTTAATACTGATTGAATTTGAACGTACTGTGTAACCTGGTTCTTCTGGAACGATCTTTGAAGGTTTAGGCTTAACGGTACGCATACCCCACTTAACAACGTAAGTGGTCTTAGTAAGGCCGCTATCCACCGCTATAGATCCTGTGGTGTTGTCTCCCAAGATAGTCATTAGATCTACCTGCGCTTTCTCTTTGATGTCCTTCCAATCTTTAAGAGATTTCTTAGCTTGGTTGTATAGATCTATGTGATCCAACGCTTCATCATCAAGATCTATGTGATCTTCATTAGGTGAAGAATGGACAATAGCCGCGTCTTTATTTGTTTTAATTGGAAAATAATCCTTTTCTTTTATTCTCCTATCAACATCTAAAACGAGTTCATGGATCCTTTCAACCATGGCTTCATCGCGTGGATATATGAAATAACGCCAATACACGCTTTGATAACAGACTACTAAAACACCATAGCTTGCTCCCCTAATGTCCATTAATCCTTGCATTTGCATAGGCCCACGCCAGACGGGTGGTTCATCTTCTGGGTAATTAGAAGTTAATTTACATTCCATAACCCCCTCACCGCTTATTGTTATTTCCTTACTTTCAGTCATAACGTAAATACCCTTTTCAGTATCTTCTTTAATGGTCATGCCATCTTTAGGAGCATAACAAAGACCATCTAAAGATCCCTGTAATGGGATTTCCGTATGCGCTATCGGTAATAAAATATCAGTTTGTCCATAATCTAAATTTAATTCAGATATGGCTGTATTCAATAAGACAGACTCCAATATATCTCCCCTGGACATGATAGGCGTTTGATCCTTCCTTATATCCTCACCAGAGTTGGCCTTGATTAAATCATCAAGGCACTCATTGTCTGTTTTCCAAGGATTGTGTCCATCTAAGGTTGCTAAGATAGAACAAGAAGGCACGTTGTCATTGGTCAGCTTACCTACCATGACGCAATCGCCTTATCTCTTATTTGAGATCTAAACCCCTGCGCCAAATTCCTTTTTACTTTGTCCAGGGCAATATTTTCGTCCTGGGTTCGCAGGGAAACAACGTAATTGTCTTTGCTGTATTCCCCTTTAGAATCGCAAATGTACTGCAAAACTTCATAGGTTTTAGCAGGTTTAGCTAGGTAAGCAGGTCTGGGTTGTCTGGGTAAGTTAGTGTTTTTACTACTATTTACTTTTTTATATATTATACGAAGTGAATCGTCCGTATAAGGTACTGCCATGGGCGCGGTACGTCTATATGTAGTTTGAGCAAAATCAATAACTTGGGAAGGTTTTACATACTCTCTATTTTTCATAACACTCTCCAATTTAGATTTTATAAATGATGTGTAAACTTTAAAGGTCTTTGCACTCACAACCTTTAGGCTTTACACGGCTCCCTTGTAGCTTCTATGCGTGGTACGGTCATTGCCGTTGGCCAGTAGTTTGGTTCGTTGACTGGCTTCATCAATGGCGTGCCTGGCATGAAATAGTTTTAAGTAACTCTTAATTCGTTGTTTCTGAATGGCCTTCAATTCTTCCACCAATGCTTCTGCGGTTTCAATGGCCACGTCTAAATGTTCTTGTTTGTCCATGGGTATTGTCCATCGTTTGGATCCTTGATTGCGTAAATTTTGGTAGTAGTAAAAACTGTCTTTCATCTGGTCGTCCTTTTTCTATTTGTCAGCATTTGTATTTATAAGTTTCATTTTGTTATCTGTCTATTTTTATCGTTAGTATTTTTTTACTCGTATTTTAATGCTCGCATTTTTTTACTCGTATTTTTTTACTCGTATTATTTTACTTGTACCAATTTAAAAATATTTCAACCGCTTCATTATCAATGTCCGCGTCGAACTGTTTTACAAAAAATTCTTTCCAACGATTCATCAGGTTCCTGGTTAAGTTTCTATTGCCGTCCATCAACGCCCTCACTCTGTTTTCTTGAATGAGCAAAATGTGTTTAGCCAAGTCCTCTCTGTGCTTACTATTAATTTGATAAATAGCCACTCTAGCGTCTTCCTCGTCAAGATATCTTTTTAATACGCCTAAATGAACGCCGTCTGCCAATTTCTTTTTTATGGCTTCACGCGAATAACCGCGACTCCTTAACCCGCTAATTTTCCAATTCGCTATAAGGTCATTAAATCTGGTGCCTTCACCTTTTGCGTAATTAGAAAGAAACACATCGAAAAAATGAAATCCTATAACGCTGTGATTAAAATAAATATACCAATCCGCATTAATATAAGGCGATGTTATTTGTTCTTTCATTATGTGGGATTCAATGTGCGCTAATGCTCTCAAATCCACGTCATTTAGTTTTGTTTGCTTAACCATGATTTATCCTTTTATTATGTTTCTAACGCTAGTGGCGTACCATTTGCCGCCCCTGGCAGTTGGTACTCCGCGTTTGTTTAGTTGTCTGGCAATTTCTTGAAGCGTTCTATTGCCGTCTTTTTTGATCTCTTTAATGATGGGAAGTATCTCCGCCCTACGCTCTTTTGCCCTTGACCTAAGTGCGGCGGCCGAGTGGGCTCTAGCAATACTAAGATCTGGCGCGCCGAGTTTTACCCCCTGCTCTTTTAGTTCCTTCATCTTTTCTTTCACACTCTTAGATGTTTTTTCGGATTTTGCTTGGGCCAAGCTGTAAAGTAAGCCCATTTGCAATGGCTCAACGCCCATTAAATCACAACCCAAAATTTCTAGCTTCTTTTTAGCGTGATTCATTTGTTCAACCTGGATTTCTGCCTTGTAACAAAGATCCACAAAAACCATGTTATGCACTAGATGTTGTACTTTAGGAATAATCAAGATCATGTTTCTTTTAACGCACATTTCTAATGCCTTTTCTAACTCTGGCTTATGAAAGCGTCTTTTTGGATTTGGCTCAACAAACCATTTTTCTAATGTCCAGGATCCATAGCCCAGAACATCGCCAACTATCTTATTGGCTTCTTTTATTTTAATGCCGTTGGATAGATAACCAACGTACCGCCCAACCGAACGCGGTCTTACTTTTATTGTTTTCATTGTTTACGCTACCTCTCTTGTTAACTTACCACCCCATTGATCCGCCATTGCTTTTGCAAGGCCTTGATGAAACTTGCTCCTAATCTTCCAACGATCAGGGCCAGGACTGGCAAGGTGTATATCCTGCCTGGCTGTTTCTTTAGTGAGCGTACCTGTCTTAACTAATGGCGGTAAATTTTTAAGCCATAAGCAAGTGCGCTTAGTCACGTTATCTTCATCTTCTATAGATTTTGCAAATTCATAAGGTTGTACACTTTGTGTTTGCGGTACAAAATTTCTTATACGTTGTTTAGCGTGTTTGTGCATCACAGGATTTTCTACTGCTATGCGTGGTACGTCTGCGTTCCATAGATCTGAAAACAAAGCGGCCCCTTCCTCTAATTCATCCCACATCTGTTCTTTGGTTTTTCCTGGTGGCGGAACGTGCAACCATCTAACACCACTATTGCATAATCTGGTGCATGGTGGATGGGCAACCATCAACATATCCCATTGTTCGTATTGTAGGACGTATCTAACATCATCTTGAATGTGTCTATTGGTCTGCGTATCAGCAGGCAACACATCACACGACCAGGCATCGTGGCCGTTCTCTAAAAAAGCATCCCTAACAGTTCCGCTTGTTTCGCACCCTATTAATATTTTCATTGTTTACCCCTTTTAAAATAAATCGTTTAATTTAGTTCCTTTGGAAACATCTTTTGGATCTCGTTTAGTTTTTTCTTGTACCGATCCAGAAAACCTTACTTTGGGTTCTCCCTCAATACCACCATGATCTTCCGATGTTTCTTCTAGCCATTCATCAAAATCCTTGCGTTCATCCTTTTTTCTTTGAATGAGCTCATCCATCATGCCTGGGGCAATACCCATTGATCTTAATAAATTAGAAACATCCCCTGCTTCTAACCCCTGCTGTTCTAGTAGATCTGCCAATAGATCTGTTGTTTTAAATGATTGTCTTGCCATTGTTTTTTCCTTGTTGTTACTATTTGTTACCATTTGTTATTGTAATAATACTCTTTTTCTTATACTTTGCAACAAGTAATTGTACTTATTTGAATTTATAAATTATGGACACAGACAAAATGCGAAAACTACAACAGCTTTACGTTGATGAAGTATTACATAAAGACATCAAGGGCCTAGCCAGATTAAGACAGCAAGATATAAAGGTAGTTGTTACCAATTTATTCAAGTCTGAATTTAAGACGGATCGTTTCTTTAATTTTTGTAAAGAGATGCACGGCAAATACATTGAGGAGAAGCGTAAGTACAAAGAAGATCCTTTGGACTTTGACGGATATTGCGCTGAAAACTTGGAGTATCTTAAAGATGAATTTCACAATTCTTTGTAGCCTAAAATTTATAGAT